ACGTCTTCGTTCTTTGGCGTTTCAATCGTTCCCTCGAAAGATCCATAAAAAGATCCAGCCTGAATTGATTCTGGGATCACTATTCCTCTTTTTCGTAAAAAAGTAAAAAGGCGATTTTGTGCCCCATAAACATAATCGGACATAATCTCCTTAGGGAAGACAACTACTTTATTGGTGGCGCTCGAAAGAATGATGTCGATATCGCCATGATCAAAGATCATTAAATCTCCGTTAAGACTTTTGCGAACATCCATTTCGAGAGTAACAAGTTTTTTATTAGCCTCGTCGCCAACTCTAATCGTGATTGCCATTATAAATTTCCTCGACTAATGTTTGAGTCTTTAAGACCGTTAAAAGTACGTTTTCGGTAAGTCCTTCTTTTGCAAAAGATTGTAGCTTGGTTATAACTTCTTCTGTCTTTCTAAGCATCTCTTTGTCTGTTTTAATTTCTTCGGTTTTCTTGGCTGCCACAAGTTTTGTTTTAAGGCGCCCGATCTCTTCGTTTAAAAAACTCTTAAGAGCCAAAGCATTATCAGAAAAAGATGCAATATAATATGTTAAAAGACTTTTTTGTTCTTCTAGTAATTCCTTCTCATATTTGTTGTTAAATTTTGTAACAAAAGTTTTATATGTAAGATTATCAATTGGCGCTAATGTGGCGTTTTCCGTCACAACCTTTTGCATATGAGTGATAATTTCCGCCTCCAAGATAACTTGATTCTTGGGAGACGTCTTCATCGAAAACATCTGGTCGATGGTCGCCAATGCCTTATAGTTAGGAACAAAGTTGTCAAACACTGAGGATGAAATTTCTTTATTAATATCGTGAATTAATGAAGTCTGCTGTTTAAACAGAACAGACGGATCAATGAGTCTTTTCTGCAGTCGTGCCTCTTTTATAATCTTTTCAGAAACAGTTTGATTTACACTTTGACTCTCGTATAAAGAACGATAGCATTCTAAATCTGTCTTAAGCATACTTCCATTTTGAAAGTGTTTTCTAATGAGGGATATCACCTTGTCTTTCTTATCGTGGTCGTTTCTGAGAACTGCCACAGTTGCTTCTCTTATAAGCGCTTCATAGACAAAAGCAGTATTTCTCTTCTTATTGTGCTTTATTTTCATTCTTTTGCTCCAGTATGTTTTCTTTACTTTCTAAACCCTCTAGTAACATCCGAACAGATTCGCTCGTTTCAAAGAGTTTGTCTTCTTCTGTTTCCTCTCTCAATTTATAAATAGATTGGTCTTCCTCATAAATACCTGCTGAAATTCCAACTGGCTTTGCAAGACTATTAATTTCAGAGCCAGGGAATATATTTCGCATCGTTGCACTACTTTTTTCAGCACTTCGTTTGGCAGCATATGAGCGCGTTCTTGGACCCGTTCCGGTGCGCTTGTCTCTTTTAACGGGATGATATACTTTTCCTTTGGCTCCAGGAGTAAGTCTCGGAGCATTACGCGAGCCAGGAGGAACTGCCAACAGCGAAGATTCTTCGCCGCCTTCTTCTGGTCCCCCCGCCTCACTTGCCGGCATCTCTTCTGGTCCGCCCATGTCTCCACCCAGATCTCCACCTAAGTCGTCGCCTAGGTCTCCACCTAAGTCGCCACCCATTCCACCACCAGCGCCTTCGGCCGCTGCTGCTTCTGCCACAGCTTGAAGGGCAGCATCGTGCTTCCGATCATAATACATTTCTCTCTGGTTGCGCACGAATTCTTCGTGAGACATGCCAAAAACATGCTCCGTAACCCAACGGCGAGAGAAATAGCCTTCTGTGGCAGAAGCAGCAATATCAAACTTCTGCTTCCAATGTTCTAACTCTTGAAGTTCAGCAATCTTGGAGGGATTATTGAGGGTCAAACTAAAACTAAGCAAGTCATCACCTCTGAAGCCCAACGTATAAAGATGGATAATTCCTATCTTCGTAAGCTCAGCGATAATGACGCGCTGTAATCTTTGAACTGTTCTTGCAAAACGAATGTCTTTTTGCGCAAGAGTGGTTTTATCTTCTGCTGCTTCTTCGCCCATTGAAAGATATGCCGCAGGAATCTTGAGAGCAGAAAATAATTTATCACGCAGATATTTGATATCATCGATTTGAGTGATATTTTGGGCGCCGGCGAGAGACTGAATCTCAGTTGCAGAGCCAGCGCGGACGGGGATGTAATAGTCTTCTTCGATACTCATCGGGTTATAGCGCAAATCAACGCGGCCGCTACTGGGGTCAACGACCGAGTGGCGCTTAAGTTGCGTTACAACCTTCTCCATATATTGCTCCACGTCTTGGGGAGGAATAGCGCCCACATCAATCTTAAATACTCGACGTTCTGAGGAGCGCACAATACGATATGCCATCATGGCATCTTCCATGAGCACTAGCTGGCGCCAGATGCGTCGTGCTGGCTCTAAAATTGATGTGCCATACGGAGCATACTTATCATTTCCTAGAATGCGGAAATGGCAAATCTGCCAATTCTCAAAAGTCATTCCTGCAGAGTTCCATTGATATTGAACGTAGTTGGGATTAGTAGAGTCTTTGCCTTCGAGGCGCTCAATTTCGGCTGCAGGCAAAGCAATAACCGATTTGACGCCATACTTATCGTCAATATCTAAATACAAAAAGAAGTCGCCATATTTACACATTGTGCGACTCCACCCAAAAAGGTTATATTGAATGTTTAATACTTGTTCAAACAGAATAGCAAGAACAGCTTTGATTTCTTCATTGGGACATTTAATGTTTAACATGGGGCGCAACTCGGAATGAGTTGTCATTTCATCAGAATAAATGTCCATGGAAGATGCAATCTCAGGCATATATTCCATTTGATCAAAGTCTACATAGCGTTCAGTTCTGCGCTGGTTTGCAATTGCATCTGTAGCAATAACGTCTAGAGGGCTATAAAGAGCTTTCTTAAACTGTTGACCTGAAGCAGATTTAAATCTTGAACTAAACTTATCAAGGTGTTGTCGTCGGATGCGGCGGCCAGATTGCGACCGATAATTAATAATCGGGCCAGAAAATAGTCTAGTCAGCGCTTTAAAAAGAGTTGAGTCTGAATTTACTGGGTTTTTTGCGTTTCTTCTAGGGGGCATTTATGTTCTCACTTTATAATCCATTTATATTGTTCATACAGTTTTTCGGCTTCGGTCATTTTATCTAAAATGTTGTCACCTTTATATCCGTGTTGTCCTTTAATTTGTGTATTCATTGTGGTTTTAGTTGTAATAATCGCATTCACAAAAGCCTTTTGATAATTCAATTCTCTCGCATTTGCTTGAAGCGCTGTATCTCTTACCCAGCATGCAATTGCTAATGCCATTATAAGATCATCATGATAGCTCTTCATTGCTTGGGGTTTCCCGTTTCTCCAAATAAAAGTCTTCATCTCGTTGACGGTGCGAGATGAATATATCTTAATTAGTTTGTTTCTTATAAACTCTTCTAATTTCGCAATGATAAGGGGGCGCGTTTTCATAGTCGTAGAAAACCCAGGCACAGCCGAAGTGGTGGACTCTGCTTGATATTGTTCAATATACTCGTGAGTGGATTTAATCGAATAATACAAATTGGGATATCCATATTCTATCAGCTTATCCAAAACTGTGTAGCCAATATTATTATTCTCGACAACCATCATCGCATTGCCAAATTCGCGACCCACTTGATTGAGCATGTTAGCAAACATATCGGGCATCACTTTGCCTTGATATTCTCCAATTATTTCTAAAGTTTCAAGCTTAAGAATATGAAATGTAGAAAAATCAGCCCCATCCCCCCTTGCAACATCAACAACTTGCAAATAATTACAGGAAGGATCATAATCTTCCCAAATCCAAAAATTACGGTCGAATCCGGTACGGTGTTTTGGCTCTTTAACCATCGTCAAAAGCCACTCCATGCATTCCGGATCGATAACGGTTTCGCCCGAAGTGTTGAAATTGCATTGAAGCTCTTGTGCAATCTGGCGCCTCGACATGTTTCGAGTTTCTTTTTCATACCATTCTTCATTTCTCTCCGGATGGACGTCCCATGGCAGAGTCGTTAGGTAAAAATTGTTCGTGCCCGCTTCAGCTTCAATACATGTTTTGTGAAACCAGTTTCCAACTCCGTTAGGTGTAGATAGCGCAATACAGCGACCACCGGTGGAGAGGGTAGGATATAAGCCAGTCCAAAGATCATCTAGGTTTTCAATGTGGGCTGCCTCATCCAAGACGAGCAATGACAATGCCTCGGAACGCCCGGCATCTCCGGAGGTTGAAGCTGCTTTAATCGAAGAACCATTGGAAAGTTCGAAAGATGTTCTGTTGTCAATATCAATAGTGGCAATCTTGAGCCAGTCTGGAAGATTCTTCATGATACTCTTGACTTTTTTGACAAGGTTACCGGCAGTCGCAAATTTTGTAGCCATTACGAGAATGGCCTTGTCGCGATGAAATAACATCATCCAAACGATGTAACCGGCGGTAACAGTTGATATGCCTAGCTGTCGAGCTTTGAGGATTACATTAAAGCGATAATCATTAAAGTTCGTCAACAACTCATCTTGAAAGTCATACGTATCAAATAAAATTAGCCCGTGCATCGGGTGTGATATACGGGCATACGTCTTTAAAAAGTACGAGGGATCTTTACCGCACTTTAGTATTTCTTTTACTTTTTGTTTTTTGTCTAGTTGAAAACTCATGCATCATTTCTTTTCTACTTCGGACCCTTTCTTTCGGGTATCGTTCTCGGGACGCTTCTTTTGCCAACCGCCTTGATCGAGAAACGTTTTCCAGCTAGCTTCTACCCTGTCTTTAGAGGGGGTCTCAATAGCCATATCCTCATTGAGTCCACCAACTTTATAATGCATCTTGGCAGTTACCCATGAACGAATACGAGATGTACCTTCAACACGAATATCAGCTTCGCCTTCTTTTGTCAGCGTTACAGAGTCGCCTGTAATCTTCTTATATTCTTTTTTAAGGAACTTGGAAATATCGGCTAAGCGCTGTTCTATCTCGGTCTCAAATCCGTTAGTATATACTTCATGAATTTGTACTTCTGATTGATAAGAAAGGCACATCATATTGCCATAAAACTTAACATTGAAGCCGTCCAATATTCTCTTGTCAAGAATAGGATCACCCTCTTCTCTCTGAAGTCCTGCGATAAGCTGCTCTCCATCTTCATTTAAGGCGCCGTCAAATGCGTTTGCTGCGGCCTGCGATAAACCTTGAACGATTTCGTAAACTGTTGCCATTATAAATTCCTCTTTTATTAATTATTCGGTCTCCAACCTTTTAACCACCTTTCTTCTCTGCCGTCCACATATCTATCAAAACATGTTTCACAACACTCAAACTTAATCAAGTAAACATCGTCTTTTGCTTTTCTCGAAAAAGAATTGCATACTGGACATGTCCTCAGTGATTCTCTATTAAGTAGTTTTTTTGAAACCTTTATACCATTAACATTAATTTTATCTTGGGTTTGATTGTTCTTCTGATTCTTCTCATAAAATTCTTTCATCTGTTGAAGATATTCTTTTTCCTTTTCCTCATCCCAATTTGCTTTGGGATTTTGAATGGCATCTCCTCCATATTTTTCGGCAATCGCTTTTTCAATAGCGGCAATGCGATTGGGATCTTTATCTTTCATTGACTCGCTTCAATCCATTTGGTAGCCGTATTGATAAGTGCCACAGTGATGACGCCGCCGGCAGCTGTACCTCCAGCAAACCACACCCATTTATTATATGGAGATTGTTTTTTCAAGGTTTCTTGAAGGGTGGTAATTTCTATATCTTTTTGAGTAATCGTCAAATCAGTTTCTTCTTTAAGCGCGTCATATCTTATTTGTGCGTTCTGTAATTGTAAGTGATATTCTGTTGCTTGTTTATCTAAATTAAATTCTATTTCTAGATCACAACTTGAACTTGCAAAGTCTTTTTCTGACATTATAATAGCAGTTGCCTCGGGATCAAACAATACTCCTTCAAAAGGAGCCGGCTCTTGTTCTGCTAAAACAGAAAACTTTGGCCCTTCAGCCAAAGCCAGACTAGACAACAATAGTAAACTATTCAACATGTTCAAACCCAAACAACTCTTCAATATCTTTTGCTAATGCTTCAGGGTCTTGAATGAACTGGTGTATGTACTCTTGATATTTGCGTTCTCGATCATCTTTAATAGATTCCAAATTTGCTTCATAACGCCTTTCAATTTTTCCTAATTCTTCTTTATAAGTTCGTAGCGCGGCATCGCGGCGTGCTAGCTCTTCTGCGTGAATTGCTTGCAGTCCTACGATTTGCTCTTGCAGGCTTGTTTGCATCACTTCGTGTGCTTTTTCCAAGCGATTATAATCCACACGCATTTTGCCCATAACCACCAAGAGACAAAGAATAACCAATGTCTCTTTCCAGTTCTTTCTTAAAAACCCAAGAATGTCTCTACTCATATTGCCCTCTTTCGTCTAAATCTTCTCGCCAACGAACAGTCATATTAGTAACATCTTGTAGCACTTTCTCTATAAACTCACTTTGTCTCTCAACAGGTTCTTCGTCCAAAGCGCTGAACATCCTATCAAAAGCACCAAGAACACCTTTATATTCTTCTCTGGTTGGGCCCACCCACGCATCCCCAAAGGCTGTTTTGGGGTGGCGATATTCGCCAGCTTCTTTTAGCTCTTCTTGAATAATCTTCTTAAGTTGTGCCTTGGTGAGTTTCATTTTAATGTCCCCTTAATTTAGCAATCGCATCAATAATGCCCTGACCACCCAAATATAGACCAGAAATAATAACCCAGTCGGCTGACTCAAGATTGGCTGTGAGCATTAGCCCTGTGGCTGTTACCCATACTAATAGTTTACGAGAAATTGCCTTCTCTACTAATAAATCTAATTTTGCTTTCATTTTTATTTACTCCTTTATTTCGCCTTTGTCTCGAAGAACTTTCGCTACATAAGCATCTGCCGATTTCTCAGGCATATCTTTTTTATCTTCTATGCATTTTGATTTGCTATCAAAATCTTTTCTACCAAAGCAATCCTTTTTCTTTGCTTCGTACAAATCACTATTTACTGTCACCTCAATACACTCTTCGTGAGATTGATCGGGGTGAGCTTCTGCACACTCTTGTCCTTGATGTGCGCATGGATCAAATTCTTCCACAAGCGCTTGAATGTCGTCGTAATAGCTTTGAACTTGGTCTTCTGGTGTGGCATAATTTTGAGTTGTCCAAGTATCCAAGAGATTTCCTAAGCTTATTAAGATTCCAGTAAAATCGTCTTCTGCGATTTGTGCCGGCGCCTGTAGGTCGCTATCGGGACTGTCAACTTCTTGACCTTTGCGCCCCGCCACTGTTCCCAGTGCGCCTGCAACTCCGCCAAAATTGGTGGCAACGCCACCGGTTTCTTTGATGATTTCTTCTTTGATGATCTGTTCGAGTTGGGACTTAGTGATTTTCATACTGCGTCGTGTTCCTTTAAAATTTCATAAAGAGCCATCATCACTCCGCTATTAAAATGAGTAAATCCGGGAGGCTCCTTTTGAACATCCTCGGCAGCTTCTTGTATCATTCTAATCAACTTGTTACGAATTTGATTCAACGTCAATTTTCCATATCCCGGCACAAGAACCTCATCATCCTCAGAGGATAATCGCATCTCTTCTTTAATAATCTGTTTAAGTTGTGTCTTTGTGACTTTCATTTCAGTTTCCCTTTTCCAATTTAGGGTGTTTCCACCGCATCCCGCTGCTTGTCAGTTAAGCTCCACCACCAATC